AGCCGGATCATGCCGGCTTACGGGTTTACCTGGCCGATACCGCAACCGACGATCGATTCGGTGAATATCCGTTTTGTGGTCGGATGCGGGCCGGATTTCTCGTGGGTTCCGGACAATCTGAAAGCGGCGATGAAATTGCTGATCGGTTACTGGTACGAGAACCGCGAATCGGGCGTGGTGGGTCTCGTGTCCCAGCGGATAGTCGATGGAGTCGATGCGCTGTGTGCTCCGTCGATGGTGGGGGATTACTGATGGTGCCGACTCGTGCGGGCAAGATGAATCGGCGGGTGGTGTTGCAATCTCCCAATCAGATCGAGCGATTCGACTCGTTTGGTCAACCCGTCGCGGATTGGATCACCATCGGAACGTACTGGGCTCAGATTGTCCCATTACGGGGGCTCGAGCTGCAAAACGCGCGGCAGATCAAGGCGCGGGCAGAGGTCAAGATCATCATGCGCTATCCTGGGGTCAACATCGGCCCGGAGTGGCGGGCGGTGTACGGCTCGAGGGTGTTTGGTCTGGTCGATGTGCAAAATATCGAGGCGGCGAATCGGCGGGTGGAGTGCATCGCGTATGAGTGGCAACAGGCCCTGGGAGTTGGCTTTCTTGCAGCAAAAAGTAGGGTGTGAGGTCTGGGAGGCCAGATAAGTGGGTCAGATCAACTATCGCTGCAATCAGGGAATCGTGTCCTCGGATGGGTCAAGCCCCCTCTCGGGTACGTACTACGAGGCGGGGTCTTTCAACGGGTCGATCAATTCGGTGCTGGCGGCATCGGGCTCGGTGGTCTTGATTCCGGGCTCGTGGGGTGCGCCGGGGCAAGTGACTGGAGCATTGCAGGCGGTGCTACTCTTGTGCAATCAGAACTGCACGATTCAAACGAACGGTTCGGGGGCGATCGGCGTACAGTCAGTGACGATTACGGGGACACCGACAGGGGGTGTTTTCTCGCTGGATTTCAAGGGGCAGGTCGCGGGGGCGATAGCGTACAACGTGACGGCTGCGGCGTTGCAAACGGCGCTGCAGGCGCTCTCGACGATCGGGTCGGGCAACGTGGCGTGCAGTGGGGGGCCGTTGCCGGGTACGGCGATTACTTGCACGTTCTCTGGGCCGGTGGTGCAGCGAACGGTCCCATTATTGACGGCCTCGGCGGCTGGTCTGACGGGTGGCACGAGTCCGGCGGTGGTCGTGGTCAATACGACGGGAACACCACAAGATGTGATTCAGCTAGTGGCGGGCGATCCGCTGTTCTGGTCGATTTCACCGGGCTATTTCCCGTGTCCGTTCCTGGGGGCGGTGACGGCGATTTATGCGACGAACGTGCAAGCCTGCACGGTGAGCGGGCGGTATTTGACTTATTGATGGGGTATTGGCATGACACTCAATGAAATTGTCGCTCTCTGCGGGGATACGATCTTCCAGAAGCAAATTCAAGCCGCAGCGGTCTTGCACGCAATGCAAGTCATCGGCATGGGGCCCACTACGCACGCGATAGCTGATGAAAAGAATTGGGCGCTGGCCAGTTCGACCATCGCCGATGGCTGCACGGCGAATCTAAACCGGTTCGTGTGGGCAATCGCGAGTACTCCGGGATTTAGCGGGGTGACCAACGATACAGCCAGCGCGAACGATCCGGCAATCTCGTCGGCGATGGTGAGTCAGTGGGGCAATATTGCCGGCGTAACTGGCGGTGATCTGGGAGCATAATCCGTGGCAACAACTCAGGAATACCTGCTCGGTTCGATCGCGACGCTCTTATCGACCGAACTCAATTCACTCGCCAGTTCGTCGGGCTTGACGGCAGGCGTGATCTCCAGTGTTGGCGGTAGCTCGGGCATCTTCGACAACACGGCGGGCGGCGCCCTCGGCGGCTACGTGCTGGGCCGGATCGAGCTAGTGCTGGCGGCGCCGGCCGGGGCGCTCACGGCCTCAACGGCTGCTTATATCTGGTTTGTTCGCACGGCTGATGGGACCAATTATGAGGATGGCGGCGCTGCGGTGATTCCAGCGAAACCGGCTGACGTGGTGATCCCGGTTCGAGCCGTATCGACGGCGCAACGGATCGAGATTGATGTGGTCTTTTTACCCTTCAGCAAGTTTTACGTGCTCCTGGCGCAGAACACCGGTCAAACCTGGGCGGCAAGCGGCAACACCGTGAAACTCTTACCGGCAACCTATCAAGGCGTGTAGATGTCCGATCTCTATCAGCTCAATAGCAAGCCTCGATATGGAGCGATTCTGAACGCTCGAGATCCGTTGAGAGTGGGTCTCGTGGGATTCTGGCCGTTCCTGGACGGTGCCGGATTCGCCGACGAGATCATTACTGGACAAGCTACGGACGCTAACAACGCGTCAGCGAATTATGCCTGGGTACAAGGTGTTCAAGGGCCTGGTCTCAAATTCAACCTGGCGGCGCCGCCGGTCCTCACATTGAGACATGCCTCGTTCGATTCGGGATCAAATTGCACGGTCCTCGTCTGGTTCAATTTCGCGGGCTTCCAGCCGGCGTCGCCGTTTATCTCGGCTCTCTGGTCTGACGCGACAACGACGGGAGCGATGAAGCAGTTCTTTCGGATGGGTGACGCTGGTATCGCCAACAATCTATTGCAGGTCATTTACAGCCAGAATCAGAAGGCGAACACGACCACGGCGATGACAACAGGGTGGCATTGCGTGGGAATGGTCATGGGACCGAACGTAGCGGGCTTCGTTACTCAAACGGGCTGGATTGATGGAACGCAGGTCGTGAGCCAGACCCGCAATATCATCTCGAATGTCACCTCGGCATCTGTTTTTGGTCAGGACGCGGCCGCACCGGGTCGTGAGCCATCAGGCGTCCTGCAGGCAGTCGGCATCTGGTCCCGGGCGCTACCGGCGCAGGCGATCCAAGCAATCGCGCCCAATCCGTGGCAATTGCTGGCGGCGCCTGCATCTTTTCAGCAAGTGCTTGTCCGGGGGCCGGCCCGATTGGTGCGGCGAACCTTGTTCACTCGTTCCGGGAGTCGATCCGTTGCCTAGCTATCAGGTCAAGCAAAGCTCAACGGCCTATCCGCTGGTATTTTTGATGGTCCAAGCGGCCGATCACATCACAGGGCTTACTGGTGTCACTCCTACGGTGACGATCCGCAAGGTCGGTGGGGCATTCGGCGCGCCGGTCGGCGCGGTGACGGAGATCGCCAATGGCTGGTATCAAGTAGCCGGCAACGCGACCGATAGCAGCACGCTGGGGCCTTTGCTCCTTCACGCGACGGCGACGGGCGGCGATCCGGTGGATCAACTCTACGAAGTCGTGGCTCATGACGTGCAGAGTGCCACGAATCTAGGGCTTTCGGCACTCCCTACTGTGGCTCCCGGCGCCGCCAACGGCATTCAGATCAACGGCGCGAATACGGGGCCATTCTCGATCTCGAACGGTGTGACGTTCACCAATTCGGGCGGCACAGCGTTCACCGTGCGCAATTCAAGCGGTTCCGGCGTTGGGATGGATGTCTCGAATGGTGGCACCGGGGTCGGAATGCAGATACGGGGCGGCGCTAATAATCCGGGACTCAAAATTCTCGGACCGAATGGTGGAACCGGTGCATCGGCAGTGCGATTGACTTGTGCGGCAGCCGATACCGGCTTTGACAGTGGGCCGGCGTTTGAGCTGATCTCGGGCACCGGTGACGTGATGACACTCGTGTCCAATGCCGCCAACGGCAACGGGATCAAGGTCACAGCCAATGGAACCGGCAGCGGCCTGAATATGACTGGTGGCGCCACCGGTCACGGTATCCTGGCCATGGGCGGGGCGACATCGGGCGATGGCATCCGGGCACTGGCCAACCTGGCGGGCAGCGGTCATGGTATTCATGGGATCGCTACGGGCTCAGCCAATGCCGGCATCTATGGCGACGGTGGCGTTACCGGAATCGGCATCCAGGCTTTCGCGGCTGCGGCTGGCGGCAATGTCGCGATGAGGATCGCGGGCGGTTCGACGAATGCCGGGCTGGCGATCCTGGGAGGACCGACGAGCGGCGCGGGAATCTCGGTGACAACCGCGAACGGCCACGCGATGGTACTCCAGGCCAGTGGAGTAAGCGCTCACGGCCTGTCGATCACCGGTGGCACTGGCGGCGTCTCGGATGGCCTGCATTGCGTTGCCGGAGCTGGAGGCGTCGATATTCGCGGCACGCAGTATTCGGTCGATGTGACTTCGGTGGGCGGCGTGGCCCAGACACCAGGCGATATCTACGCGGCGGTGACGAATATCGCGGTGACGAGTGCCGCGCTCAATATCGTGGCTTCGTCGGCAGTCTACACGACCGGTACTTCTGCCGGCGGATACACCAATACATTCGCCAACGACAATGTGTACGATGCCGTGAGCCAGGTCGGCAACGCTCTTGACTTCTATTACCAGTTTGATCTCTCGGGAACACCGGGAGCGATGGCCAGCGGTGTGCAGCTCATCGGCTATCTCTCCGGCAACACGAACAACGTGAATGTCTACTTCTGGAACTGGGTCAACTCTGTCTGGGATCTGGTCGGCACGCTCAAGGGCCAATCAGGCAGCACAAATCAGACAGTCGAAGATGTCGCAACCTCGGCCCATACTGGCACTGGCGCCAACCTCGGTTTAGTGCGCTGCCGCTTGGCTGGAACAAGTCTGACTGGCGGCGCGGTGATGCGAGTCGATCGCATCCTGTGCGGCTATGCCGTCGTTCCCCTGGCAGCAACATCAGCACCGCCTGGGTTCTCGACTCTGACCGTTGGCGCAATTGCAAGCGGAGTAATCGGCCAAGTGCTCAATCCGCCGAGGGCTCTCGATACCGTGCCAGACAGCGCACTGACCGTCAACGACGGCCTGCATTGCGCCATTGCAGTCTCGGCCGGTCAGTGGGCGATAACGGGGACATCATGGCCGTGCAAGACGCCAATGGGCACCACAACGATCCGTACATTCACGCTGGACTCGGCAACCGCGCCGACGAGTCGAACATGAGACTTCAAAGGGGGATTGCATGAAATTGATCATAAACGGCATCGAAATGCGCACAATGCCCGAACGGCTTGAGATTGAACTGCGAGCCGAGCCCGGTGATGAGTTTGGGGACTTACCTGACGGTTTATCGGTGCGATTCACGGGCGGCAACTGGTCGGTAGGTCGTTTGTGCAAAGATTGTCCGGCCATTGAAATCCAGTGGCATGATGAGGGAATGCGGTCAATGGTCGGCGAGCATTCTGTTGCTGACTCCAGGGCTTATTTTGCCGGGGAGGCGGTGGCTTTCGAGGCTGACCCTTTGACGGTGGCCAACAGGCTTACCCTTTGACGGTGGCCGATGTGAAGTTGAGTCGATGAGTAATATCGTGGTGCATGGGTTTTTGCAAGCTCCCCCTCCGGTGGCGGGGGGAGCAGCGAGCGATCTGCGCGAGGCGGTGATTGCCTGGCTGGGGGTGCTGGCACCCCTGGAGGGGCTGGTCGGCAACCGGGTTTATTATGAAGAACCAAGCCAGTTGAGTAGCTACCCGTGCGTGGCGGTGGAGGTGACGGAGCGCGAATTCGGCAAGAACTTAGCGGGGGCCGACGGATCGAGTAGGGCGCTGGTGGAAATCCGCTCTCTGGCGCAGTTGAAGAGTCAATCGGTGGCGATATCGAAAGTAGTGTACGACTATTTTTTCGGCTTTCGCGGGGTACAGGATGGCGTCCCGGTGCTATCGAATTACTACGAGGACGAAGCAGATCAGGTATCGCAGCCGATTGATGGTTCGGATATGTGGATATACCATACGGTGCTGTCCTATCGGGTGAAGCATCGCGTCCCGGTTCCGGCGAACATTACGCAAACGAATTGCTGAGGAAGGAAGGGTGAGTCGATGGCGCTGAACATCGGGCAAGGAACGATTCTCAAGATGACGATTTCATCAACGCTGACGGCGATCGCCCAGGTGCTCGAAATCGAGGGGCCGGAGGTCGATGTCGGGAGCAAGGAAACGACCAACCTGGGCAATACAGTCAAGACGTTTCGGGCTCAGTTACCGGATGCGGGCACGGTGTCGCTCTCGATCCAGTATGATCCTGCGGACACGACCCATACGGCGCTCACGACGGCGGTCATGAGCTGGCCGCAAGCGGCGGTGACGTGGAATATTCAGTTCAACACAACCGCGGGCACGGATAAGGCGGTCTTCACGGCGTTCTTGACCAAATTCAAGCCGAAAGGCATGAACAGCGAAGACAACCTCGAGGCTGACATCGAATTGAAACTGACGGGGACAATCACTTGGAGCTGATGAATGGATCGCTGAAAAATCTGGATCGCAACGCAATTCTCGGGGCGGCGGATTTGCCAGTCCGTCCGGTCGAAGTCCCGGAATGGGGCGGTCAGGTGTTCGTGCGCATGCTGACGGCCGGGGAACGGGACGCGTGGGAAGCGTCAGTCATGGCAAGCTCAGACAAGGATGTCCGGGCACGACTGGCCGC